CCTAGGTACTTTGAAGTGTACCCTTGAGGGATAAGTGTATCAGATTTAGAAACGCTCGCCTTGGCGTAAATTTCGCGATAAAAAGGCATGACGCAGTCGGCAATAGGTATCAATCTATCCTTGCCGGCTTTTGTTTTTACACCGCCAATGATATAGCGTTCCTCCATGTGCACGTTTTCAAGTTTTATGGATAGTAGCTCTATCGGGCGCATACCTGAGTAGATATACATTAATAAGAGCTTGGCTATATCCAGGTGTGCGTGTTCCCATATAGTTTGAATTTCAGTCTCTGTAAACGGTTTATGTATGTCTGATTTCTCAGCCGGTTTTAACTCGAGGAGTGCTGCGTAATTCTTAACGATGATATCGTTCTTAATCGCAGACTCAAAGGCGCCATTCAAACCTTTTAATATAATAGCTATAGATGAACGACTTAAATGGCTATTTTCATCGATTATAGCCTGTAGGTGCACGAGTTTAATTTCTTGTATAGGTTTATTCCAAATCGATGTTAACTTCGCTTGTGCGGTTGAATATCCGCCTTTTTTGACGTCTATTCCTTTTCGCTCTTTGTCAGCTATCATCCAACGCCAACATTCACTAAACAGTACCTTCTTCGTCTCGAACTTCTCGGGGTAGATACCATACTCTGATAAGGCGTCCCATGCTTCTTTTGATTTAGCATAATAGCCAATCGTCTTACGTTTACACTTGCCGGTCTCATCGTAGCCAATAGTCACGACTGCACGGTATGGTTTGCGTAGTGGTTTATGTTTCATTTTATAAACGGATCCAGAACCGTTAGCTCGTTTCATGGCCATTAATGAATGTCCTCCTTGTCATAGGTAGCATGGAGGTAGTATAATATGTGTATAGGCAAAACTAAATACACCACCCCGTGCTATTTGGTTTTAAGCGGCGGCATCGTTCATTCGGTGTCGCTTTATTTTTTTATATCCATATCTATATATTAGGTAGGGGTATTTTTATTATTTAAACTTAATCTGTTTTTCTTGACCGCCAAGATAGTAGGTAACTGTTGGCTTTAGCTCAGTCATCACTTTGGCCACACCTGGTTGAACAGGTGCTATGAAGATATGGTGATGGTAGAAGGAGTGAGGGAACATATCTAGTCGATAGCTAGGCGGAACATCTTCAACGATTTGCCATTTAGCATCTACAGATTTACCATTATCTAAGGTAATCTTAGAGTCATAGCCACCTGTAGCGGATAGTATCGTCCAATCCTCTAGTACCACCTGTGTGGTAGTCTGTCCTAGAACTACTTCGTCTTTAAACTCAATAGATGGGGCAGGGCGTAATAAGAAAATTGCAGATATACAAACAACAATAAGAATAAGAAATGCAATTATTGGGCGTTTTAATTTCATGATATATCTCCCTTAGTTATCAATGAAATGGTGGTAAAACTCTATGGATTCAAGCTCACTGTCATTAAGTGTTGAGCGTCGAACCATCTCCTCAACTAAATTAACATGATAGTCTAAATAAAAATCATCATTCACAATATGAATTAATTCATGTTTAATTTCTTCCCTCATACGATCATGAGGGAGGTTTTTATTTATATAGATATTATGGGTATCTATATCTTCACATTCCTCTGACACGGCATTGGCATGTGGCAAGTCGCAGTAAATCAAATTTACAACCAATATAACACTCTCCCTTGTGTATTATTTGTTTTTTAATTTTAGTAGCTCAATGTATTCTACAGCCTTCTCCATATCCTCCTTACTTATATCTTTAGCTGCAGAGAAAAGCATGCGTGCACCTGGTCGTGTACGTAGGTACTCTGCAAATTCAGCTGTTTCAGCATCAGCGTAATAGCCTTTACGTTCATTAGGTGTTAGGATAGGCTCTCCTACATTGGCTAATTCTTCAGGGCTAATATGTAAGCCTTTGCATATTTTTATAATATTATCTATTGATGCACCTCCTACATTGCGTAATATAGAAAACAATGTTGAAGAAGGCATCCCTATATTAGCGGCGAATTCTCGCTGAGTCATCCCATGTTCTTTAATCTTACCTTTTAAATATTCTTCTCTAGTCATGATAATAGCTCCCTATTAATTAACTATATATGTAAATTATAATATGCGCTGTCTGATATTTCAATAATGAGTCATGAATTTTTATATATAAATCCGATATTTCAATATTTAATTATATATAAACTAAACTTCAACAACTGTTTATTGGACATGTCCGAAATATAAAGCTATACTAAAGCCATAGAGATATCCGAAATATCGGACATCAGATATATTTATTCATAACTAAGGAGGTGAAAAACTAATGTATCCAAATCTTAACGCAGAACTAGCTCGTAAAGGCTGGACACGTAAAGACTTAGCGAGAGAGACTGGGCTTAAGTACCAGACGCTCAATGAAAAGATGAATGGCAAGCGTCCATTTACCTTCCCCGAAGCGGTACTGGTTAAGAAAGCATTGTGTACTGAGCTTGGTCTCGAACAAATTTTTTTAACTTAGCTGTCCGATATTTCGTACACGGAGGTATTCAACTATGAAGCAACAAGTACCGGACATAGCTCCAGTAGTCGCAGCATTAGATAGGTTTATTATTACAACCTTAGATAATGGCTACTTGGAAGAAGTCCAATGTGTAAGTGATCTAATCAACGCAAGGGTCACTTTGGTATCTACTTACCAACAAATGACTAGCAATGAACGAGTGCTACCTGTTAGAAAAGGTGGTCAACCAATCTATGCTAGACGTACAAAATAACCCCATCGGTACCGGACATACCGACAGGGCCAATCAAATAATAATTCGATTAACTTAAGTATACAACAACGAAAGGTATTTATCCATGAATAAAACAATTTTAATGACAGCAACAATCGCATCCTTAGCAGTAAATGTAATGGCTGCTAATAACAATACTTTAGCAGGCACTGACAATAACATCACAGCTACTTCCCATAGCTCAATGGTATCTGGGTACCAAAACAACATCGACGCTAATAATGCGTTAGCGTTCGGTACTAATAATACTGTAACTGGTGAAAATGGGTTCGCCGGTGGTAATAATGCTACTGCAGCAGGTCGAAATAGCTTCGCATTCGGTTCCCATGCTGAAAGCCTAGTGGAATACACTGTGGCGATTGGTAACCAAGCAAGAACTGCGTCCTATGATAGCGTTGCTATCGGTAATGGCGCGTTCGTATCCGGTGAAAGCTCCGTAGCCTTCGGGCGTTCCAATAATGTGACTGGAGAAAACTCCGTTGCAGTTGGCGCTAATAACGGCACTGTAGCAGGTGGCCAGTCCGCTGTAGTTGGATACAACAATAAAATTGGTTCCCAAAAGGAACAGCTGGTATTTGGTTCTAATTCTGAATCCAGTGGCCAAGGTGCGTTGGTATTTGGTACACATGCTAAATCTGTAGCGATTGACGCCCTCGCATTTGGTAACAATACAATCTCTGATAAACCGAACGCAGTTGCCATCGGCACTAATGCAGTGACCGATGATGCGGTAGGTGTTGATGGTGTAGACCTTAACGGCACACGCCATATCTTTGCAGGTGAACAACCTGCTAGCGTAGTATCCTTCGGTGCTCGTGGTAGAGCTGGTGCAGGCGGTGTTAAATATTATAATCGCCAATTGCAAAACGTTAGCGCAGGTAGAGTAGAGTCTGACTCCTTAGACGCAGTAAACGGCTCCCAATTATACGCTGCGTACGATGAAATCAATACTATCGGAGGCACAGTAAATGGACATACTCAACAAATTAATCGAAATGCTAATAATATTGGCGCTAACACTAACCGCATTAATAACATTGAAGGCACTGTTAACACTAACACTACTGCTATTAACAATCTAACAGGTGCACTTGCTACTACCCAAGGTCAAGTAAAGGTAAACACAAAAGACATTGCAGACCTTAAAGGCAAAGCAAATACAACAGCTAATACAGTAAACAATTTAGTAGCTAAAACAGATGCTAACACTAATGCAATTAACCAAGTAAATGATCGTGTATCTGACACTAATCAACGTATCGATAATTTAGGCAATCGCTTCAACAATGTTAACCAAAGAATGACCAAGCTAGGCGCAAGCTCCGCAGCATTAGCTGGCTTACATCCATTGGAATACAACAAAAATGACAAAGGTAACTTCGCTATTAGCTATGGCCACTACCGTAACGCTAATGCAGTAGCACTTGGTGCGTTCTATAGCCCTAACGAAAAAGTACGCTTAGGCTTCGGTATCACACTAGGTGGTGAAACTCAATTCAATATTAATGCTTCCTTCCGTACTGGTAAAGGTTCTGAATACGAACCACAAGCTAAGAATGGTGAGCTCGAACAACTTCGTAAAGAAGTAGCTGAATTGAAAGCATTAGTTACTAAATAGGAGGTAGTCATGATAAAGAAAACTATTACGGTTAGCCAAATGGCTACCGTACTTGGATGGACATTAACGGCGGTACGTGAATGTATCGCCAGGGATAAATTCCCATTCGCTAAATGTTGGAATTGTGAAGGAAAGAAGGGTCGTACCTTCTCCATTGACAATGAAGGCTTCCGATTCTACCTAGCTAACACACTAGGGTGGACTGCTAGTCGTATTGATAAGGAGTTCAAAGAAGCTCACATCTATTAATTAAACGAGGTGCACATAAATGCTTACATTAATAAAAATAATTGGCTTCATCTTAATCATGGGAGCTATGGGCTCCCTAGAACTTGACCGAGTGTCATTCGGTGGCTATTTAATGCAAATCATGTTAGGCGGATTAATGATCGTATCAGCTAACCAACATGAACGCATTAAGTATCTAAAGGAACAATTACATGGCACGCACTGAAAGAAATTTTAGACTACGCCAGGAAGTGTTCTATGAGTTATGGAACGCTAAGGCAGATAAGTATAAAACGCAGAAGTCCATACAAGATGCTGCAAAACTATCGAAATCTACCATGCGAAGATTACTGCTTGGAAACAGAGTAGACTACAATACAGCGCGTTCCATAGCTAAGGTATTTAACGTTGAAATCCCTGTCATATTTGGGGAGGTGATTAGTTATGAAAGACTATAGCGGTCCACATCCCGTTATGCACATGGCTGTATTAAGAAAAGGGCTTGATTTAAAGAAATTAGTCTATGAACGTACAATATACGGCTTTGTGACCTGGTGTAATGAGGTCGGTATTAGTCCAAGAATTATCAAGCTAAATCGTGGTGACTGTTGCCGAATATCCACCGCAGAACTTATAGCAAAGAGCTTAAGAGTCTCTTTTAATTCTATATTCAAACGCACCACTATTAAACAAAACTCCTGGGGGAACAGGTTTGGATATAGATTAAAGATCAATGAATTTAAGGCGTTGTTATCTAAGCGAAAGCTAACAGTAAAAGATGCTGCTGAAATATGTGGAGTACATTTCGTCACACTATATAGCTATTTAAGAAATGAGAAAGTGGCTAGATTTAAAACCGCTGTTCTAATTGCAGATGGACTTAAGGTCCCTATAGAAACAATATTCCAAGTACAAGATTACTAATACTACAAGAAAGGTAAACATAATGGACAAAATTAAAATCAATTCTTTTGAATTGGAAAATGTGAAACGCGTTAAAGCGGTATCTTATGAACCTACAGAAAATGGCCTAACTGTAATAGGTGGGAAGAATGGCCAAGGGAAAACATCTATTTTAGATGCTATCGCATGGGCACTTGGTGGCGCTAAATTTGAACCTTCCAGTGCAGCACGTGAAGGTAGCTATAATCCACCTAAACTTGAAGTCAAGCTATCCAATGGATTAGTGGTAACTCGCACTGGTGCTAATAGCACTCTTAAAGTACTTGATCCAGAAGGTAAGAAATCTGGCCAAAAGATTTTAGATACATTTATCGGTCAACTAGCTTTAGACCTGCCTAAATTCATGGAAATGAGTGACAAGGAAAAGGCTCAGGAATTGCTTCAATTATTGGGCGTAGAAGATGAGTTGAAGAAGCTCGAAGGTGAATACCAAGAGGTATACGCTAAACGTCACTCTATAGGGCAAATTGCAACTCAAAAAGATAAATACGCTAAAGAGTTGCCAGCGTATGATGATGCACCTAATGAGCCTGTAAGTGCATCTGAGCTTATAAAACAACAGCAAGATATTCTCCTTCGTAATGCTGAAAACCAAAAGAAACGAAATAACGTATCTGCTATCAAGGCTCAAATGGTCACTGTAAATAACTTGGTTGATGAAGCGCAGAAAAAGCTTGAAGAACTACAAGCCAAGCAAACACAGTTAGCAGAAGATTATGAAATTGCAACTACTGCAGCGAAAGACTTAGAAGATGAGTCTACAGCAGAACTTGAAGAACAAATTAAGTCTGTTGATGAAATCAACTCTAAGGTACGTGCTAACCAAGAACGTCAACGTGCTTTACAAGAAGCTGCAGACTTCAAACAAGAATACGATGAATTGACGGATAGCATTCAAGATATCCGTGATCGTAAAAATAAATTACTTGAGTCTGTGGATATGCCACTACCTGGTCTATCTATTCAGGAAGGCGTGCTTATTTACAATGGCAGACAATGGGACTGCATGAGTGGTGCTGAACAACTGAAAGTGGCCACAGCCATCGTTAGAGCGCTCAACCCTAAATGTGGGTTTGTCTTAATGGACAAAATGGAGCAAATGGACCTCGAAACAATGAAAGAGTTCGGAGGTTGGTTAGAGCAAGAGGGCTTACAAGTTATTGCTACTCGTGTAACAAACAACCTGGATGAATGCTCCATCATCATTGAAGATGGTCACATTAAAGGCGAAGAGTTCAGCACTACAGGTAAGACTACTAAGGCTAAATCTAAACCTAAAGCAGAACCTAAAGAAGATGTAATCGAAGAACCTAAAGTAGAAAGCGATTGGGGTGAATTTTAATGAAGATTGTAACAGGTAAACGTAAACGTGCTCAAAAAGTCGTTTTATATGGCACTGAAGGTATTGGTAAAACTACCTTCGCTAGTCACTTCCCTTCTCCAGTATTCATTGATACAGAAAGCAGTACCGACCACTTAGATGTGGCTCGTACTGAAAAGCCTACATCATGGGCAATGCTTATCTCCTTCGTAAAGGAATTTGCCATGATGCCAGGTGGCTATCAAACATTAGTTATTGATACCGTCGATTGGGCTGAACAATTATGCGTAGAGCATATCTGCGCTCAACATCAAAAGAAAGGTATCGAAGAGTTCCCTTATGGTACAGGCTATGTATTTGTACGTGAAGAAATGGGGCGCTTCCTTAACCTTCTTGATGAAGTAATCGATGCAGGTATGAACGTAGTACTTACTGCACATACACAAATCCGTAAGTTTGAACAACCGGACGAATTAGGCGCATATGATCGTTTTGAATTAAAGTTAGGTAAGAAAACAGGTAGCCAAACTTCCCCTCTTATTAAAGAATGGGCGGATATGGTACTCTTCGCTAACTATAAGAATGAAATCATTACATCGACTACTAATAAGAAAAAAGCAGTCAATGGTAAGCGATTAATGTACGCTACACATTCCCCTGCATGGGATGCTAAAAACCGTCATGGATTACCGGATGTGATGCCATTTGAATATAGCCAAATCGCTCACGTAATTCCTGATGACGTACTACCAACTGCTGCGGCCGTTGAATTGGCTAATGCTAGCACTGAAGATTACGCGCCTGAAGTAGTTGAAGCGGCCAAACAACAAACTGGCCAAGTCAGCACTAAGGAAGAACCAAAAGTAGAGTCAGAGCCAAAGCCTGAACCTGTAGCAGATGAAACACCATTAGTTGAAACAGCTATCCCTAAACCATTAAAAGACTTAATGGCTAAAGATGGTGTGACATTAGACCAAGTACAATCTGTAGTCGTGGCTCGTGGTAAATATCCACAAGGTACTCCATTTGAAAACTATGATCCAGCGTTCGTAACAGGTTGGATTATCCCTATGTGGGACAAAATTGTTGAATTCATTAATAAATAAGAAACGAGGTAACAGATTATGAGCAGCGCATTTGAACAATTAGGAACAGAAGCATTAGGTTTTAACTCTGAAGTAGTAGCAGAGGTAAAAGAATTTACACTGCTTCCTGCAGGTGTATATCCATTCGTTATCACTAACGTAGAAAAAGGCTACACAGACGTAGCTACTGCTAAAATTCCGGCTAACACACCTAAAGCAGTTATCACATTAGAAGCCGATGGTGGCGAACAAGGTAAAAACAAAGTCACTGAACGATTGTACTGGATTCCCTCCATGATGTGGAAAGTATCCAATATTTTTATCGCAACTGGTTTGGCTAAACCAGGTGAAAAGTTTATGGCAAACCCTGACTTATTAATTGGCAAAACAGGTCAATTCGAACTCAGCCACAGACTATATGAAAAGAATGACGGTACACAAGGTACTGCCAATGAAATTAAGAAGTTTATCCAACCTAAAGAAGATAGCTTCGGAGGGTTCTAATGGAATTAAGACCCTATCAGACAGAGGCAGTCAATGCCGTATGGTCAGAGTGGGAGAAAGGTAATAGACGTACCCTGTTGGTCCTTCCAACGGGGTGCGGTTAACGCAAGACTATATGTTTTGCAAAAATTGCTGAGGAAGCCGTCCGAAGAGGTAAGCGAGTATTAATACTGGCTCACCGTGAAGAGCTCCTTCAACAGGCCTCAGATAAAATCATGCAAGCCTCTGGACTGACTACAGCGATGGAGAAAGCTGAACAGTCATGTATAGGAAAATGGGACCGCATCATAGTCGGTTCTGTACAAACCCTATGTCGTGACAGCAGGCTAGCTCTTTTTAGCAAATCCTACTTTGATACTATCATCATCGATGAAGCACACCATGCTTTATCGAGTAGCTATCAAGCTATATTAAATTACTTTGACGCAGCCGATATACTCGGTGTTACTGCTACACCAGATAGGTCAGATATGCAGAACTTAGGCAAGGTGTTCGATAGCCTAGCTTATGAATATACCCTACGTGATGCTATCAGTAGTGGCTACCTGGTGAAGATACGAGTACAAACATTACCATTACACATCGACTTTACTAATGTAAAGATAACGGCTGGCGACTTCCAGGCCGGTGATATTGGTAGAGTATTAGATCCATACTTAGAACAAATTGCAGATACGTTACTTGACTACAAAGATAGAAAAATAGTGGTGTTCTTACCACTCATTGAAACGAGTCAAAAGTTCTGCAATATGCTCATTGAACGTGGGTTTAATGCTGCCGAAGTAAATGGTAATAGTAAAGACCGTAACGAAATTACAGAGGACTTCGCCAATGGCAAATATAACGTGCTCTGTAATTCAATGCTACTGACAGAAGGGTGGGACTGCCCTAGTGTTGACTGCGTAATAGTACTTAGACCAACTAAATCAAGAGCATTATATACGCAAATGATTGGCCGTGGTACTAGGTTATGCGAAGGAAAAGACCACTTATTAGTGCTCGACTTCCTATGGCACTATGAAAAGCACTCACTATGTAGACCTGCTCACCTAATAGCCAAGTCTAATGATGTGGCGATTAAGATGACGGAAATACTTGAAACTTCAAGTATGGACTTAGAGGCAGCAGAAGCAGAAGCCGAACGTGATGTACTAGCCGAACGTGAAGCAGCACTTGCTAAAGAGCTTGCAGCAATGCGTAAGAAAAAAGCTAAGTTAGTAGACCCATTACAGTTTGAATTCTCTATTCAAGCTGAGGATCTAACCCATTATGTACCTACGTTCGGATGGCAAGTATCAAGCATTACTGACAAACAAAAGAAAACTATCGAAGAGTTTGGACTTAATCCGGATACTATCGAAGATGCCGGCAAAGCATCCATGCTCATCGATAGATTACACAAACGTAAGGCGGAGGGGTTATCGACTCCAAAACAAATTAGATTTTTAGAGAATAAAGGCTTTAAAAATGTGGGGACTTGGACAAATACCCAAGCCTCTAACATGATAAGCCGAATTAGTGCTAGTGGTTGGAGAATACCGAAAGGAGTTAAACCTGCAACGTACCAACCATCATAAAGGAGTGCAAATGGAACAGAAAAAGTTAGATTTAAGAGAAGTATTGGAGTTTATCGACCCAGTCGATTGCTCCTACGAAGAATGGCTAAACGTAGGCCTTGCACTTCACCATGAAGGGTATCCAATGTCTGTATGGGAAGAATGGTCATCTAATGATGGTGAACGATTCCATCCTGGTGAATGTGAAGCTAAATGGAATTCGTTTGGTGCTTACACTGGCAAACAAATTACAGGAGCCACTATCACTCAGATGGCTAAAGAGAATGGATGGACATCTACCCGTAGTACTCAATGGGATGCAACAGCAATCCCTTTTGGAACTATGGTTATGGCTAATCCAGATCCATACAAGATTATTGATAAGACATGGGTAGAAGCTTCTGACATTGACATTCCAAAGCACTATCCTCAAGAACAACGAGTGGAAGACTTAACAAAGTACCTTCAAGCATTGTTTGAGCCAGACGATTATGTCGGCTACGTAAATACTGTGTATGTCCATCAAGATAAGGACGGTACCGAGATTAAATCTCCAACTAAAGGGAGTTATGGTCGTACACAAAATCAAATTTTAGACGCTCTGAGAGCTAATAAAAAGGTTGATGATGCAATAGGTACCCTAGATGAAGAAGCGGGCGCATGGATACGATTTAATGCATTAGATGGAAAAGGCGTGAAGAATGATAACGTATCATCCTTTAAATTCGCGCTTATCGAGTCTGACAATATGGACCTCGGCAAACAAAAAGCTATATTAGAGCAGTTAGAATTACCTATCGCAGCTATGGTATATAGTGGCGGTAAAAGTATCCACGCTATCGTACATATCGATGCTAGTGATTACAACGAATATCGTAACCGAGTAGACTTCTTATACCAAATTGTGCAGAAGAATGGGTTTAAGGTTGATAAACAAAACAAAAACCCTAGCCGGTTATCACGTATGCCTGGTGTAATGCGTGCCGGAAAACCTCAATTCTTAATCGCTACGAATATTGGTAAAGAGTCCTTCAAGGAATGGGAAGAATGGATAGCCACTGTCAATGATGACCTACCTGAACCAGAAGATTTAGAAGCACTTTGGGATAATATGCCAGAGCTTGCACCTAGCTTAATTGATGGTATCCTGCGTGAAGGTCATAAGATGTTAATTGCAGGTCCATCTAAAGCAGGTAAGTCCTTCGCACTTATCCAATTATGTATCTCTATCGCAGAAGGCAGACCGTGGTTCGGATTTGACTGTGCACAGGGTAAAGTACTCTACGTAAATTTGGAACTTGATCGTGCATCATGTTTACATCGATTTAAGGATGTCTATGAAGCACTACACCAGGCGCCAAATAACTTAGATAACATATCCATTTGGAACTTGCGTGGTAAGTCATTACCTATGGACCAATTAGCGCCTAAGCTAATCCGTAGGGCTGAAAATAAAGGGTATAAGGCTATCATTATTGACCCTATATACAAGGTAATTACTGGTGATGAAAATAGCGCCGACCAAATGGCTAACTTCTGTAATCAATTTGACAAGGTATGTACTGAACTTAAATGCGCAGTCATCTATTGTCACCACCATTCTAAGGGAAATCAAACTGGTAAGCGGTCTATGGACCGTGCATCCGGCTCCGGTGTATTTGCTCGTGACCCAGATGCATTGATTGACTTGCTAGAAATTGAAGCAGAGAACCTCGATGAAAACAAACTAGAAGGTGCTCCAGTTGATACTAGCCAATGTACTGCATGGAGAATGGAAGGTACGCTCCGTGAGTTCCCTCGGTTCAAACCTGTTGATCTATGGTTTGAATATCCAATTCATAAGGTCGATGAAAATGGATTCTTATCTATGGCCCAGTTTGAAAGTGCGCAAGCTAAGGGTACCCACAACAGTGCTAAGAAACGAAATGCAATTAAGGAGTCTCGCAAAGAAAAGTTAGTTGATGCGTTTAACATTGCTGCTGCTGAAAGTAACTTTAGTGACAGAGCGGATATAAAAAGGGTAGCCGAAATTATGAATGTTAGTGAAAGAACCGTAAGAAACTATTTAAAAGAAATGCCAATTTATAAAATTGAATTAGGTGAACTTATAGATAGAATAGAGGGTTAACAATAGGGAGGAAATTTGCTCTATATATATATAGTAAATTTCATAATTTTCCTTCGATGTAAGAGAAAAATTTCAAAGGGGTAAAAAGGGGACTAAAGTCTCCCCTTTCTACCCTCCTCCTTTAAAATTTCTCTTACCTTACATAACGATTTTTTTCTTCCTTCCTTCGGAGGTGGTTATTTTTGAAAACTCCATGTAAGAATTGTGAGCTACGTACAGTCGGCTGTCATGGTAAGTGTGTGAGCTACATAATGTACAAAGCTAGAATGGATAAGCAGGCTAAAGAACGTAAATCACAATGTGATGTAGTTGCTTATATTGGTAATAACATTAAGCACATTAGAAATAGAATAGGAAAGTGTAAATATGTCCTCAGATCTAATTACAGTGAATAAGATTCCCAATGAATTATGGGTACGCTTGCGGATAAACATGAAAGAAAATGGGAGTAAATGTACTGGGTGGTGTTATATTCCTGGTGACCATGACTATTTGTATGAACGAAAGCCTAAGTCATTTAAAAACCTTAGACCAGTCGTTGACTTACATATAGCTAACAGGAATTGGTTACCAATATATACCCATTATGGTGAACACGCCCCTATTGTTGAAGTGAATGCTCATCATATCAAGCAATATGTAATTACCAATCGTGTTTTTATGGTTCCTGTTGAAGTGTGGGAAGCAGAAGATAAAGCTAGATATGAACGGTACCAGGCTATGAGAGGTGATAAGAATGGTGATTGAATTCTTTATCCCTCTTCGTAAAGTACCAACAGGCACCCACCAACAAAAACGGGTGACTGTTAAGAATGGTACACCAAGGTTCTATGAGTCAGCAGAGGTAAAAGCTATTAGGAAGTTGTTTACAGAAGAGCTTACACCACATACTCCTGTTGATCCAATACAAGGGCCAATAAGATTGGTTACCAAGTGGTGCTTTGGTAAGGTTAACTGTAAAAAGGCTCAATGGAAAACCACTAAACCAGATACAGATAACCTTATAAAATTGTTTAAAGATTGCATGACTTCACTCAACTATTGGAATGATGACGCCCAGGTGTGTAGTGAAGTTACTGAAAAGTACTGGAATCCAGTCACAGGGATATGGGTTCATATTGAAACATTAGATGAACTACAGTGAAAGGTTGAAGCTATGAATAAAAAACTTGTATATGTTGCTCACCCATTTGGTGGTAAGGAAAGCAACCGTAAAAAGATTGATGTGATCATGGGTGATTTAGTGCTGCATGATGTAAAGCATGACTACGTATCACCTATCCATAATTATGGGTATGTATACCTGACTGGTGATGAGTACCAAAAAGGATTAGATATCTGCTTAGGGTTGCTTAGTCATTGTGACATTTTAGTACTATGTAAAGATTGGCAATCAAGTCGTGGATGTAATGGTGAATTTGAATATGCTCAAAAACATGGTAAAGCTATCTTCACATTAGAAGAATGGAAAGCCATGAACCATATATAGAAAGGAAGGTATACCATGGCAGTCGCAAGAACATGTCTTAAGTGTCATCGTAAATTCTTAGCTAAAAAAAATGAGCAGTACTGTAAGCAATGTGCTAAGGAGGAGTTGATGGCTATCCTTAATAAAGATAAACCTAAAGAGCAGCCAAAGGAAAACCCTAAAGAAGAGCCAAAGGCCCTTACAAAATGTAAGCGGTGTGGAACGATGTTTGAGCAAACAGGGAAAGGTAGACCAGCAGTTAACTGTCCAACATGCCGAGCGGAATTAAATGAGACTAAGAAGAAGGTATCGCCTAACGATAATCAATCTGAAAAGGTTAATGAAGTTGCTCCAGTTATTTCCAATACGGAAACTACTGAGTCTTATATTACGGCTGATAGTGTTAAAGACTTATATGATGTTACTACTGATAAAAAGCCTAACCGCATTACTAATGCGATTGACCATCCTTCACATTATAACCGTGGCAAGATTGAAATTATCGATTTCATTGAGGACCAAGGTCTATCGTTCCATCTAGGGAATGTTATTAAGTATATTACACGTGCCGGTTCTAAAGGCGATAAGCTAGAGGACCTTAAGAAAGCACGATGGTATTTGGATAGGTACATTAATGAGGTGATGAAATGAAACCACTATTTGGCGGATACGTCACATTAGATCGGCATGAATATATTATGATGTGTGATACCTGGGACGAAGCATTGAAAGAGCTACATTGGATAGCTAAAGAATGTAAACCATGTGAAGGTATGACCATTGTAGTAGGTCGTGCTGTACCATACCTAGGTCACATCAACGTAGATGAAGTGATCGGGAATGATATCAAACGATGTCAAGCGGAAGTGGACCAAGGTGAGGAAGTATATTACCTTCATGACAATATGGTTACGCCTAGCCAAAAGGCTGAGTTACAAGACTACTTAACCGATGTCTACCGTGCGTGGATTAATCGATATAACTTAAACGATGCTGCGTATCAGCTAACTAACATTACTATGTATCGGTATAGTGAAATCTTACAGGAATGGCAAGAGGTATAGGAGGTCTATTATGGAAGATAAAACAATGCGACTTATCGTTGAGTCTAATGATAAAGGCGAAACCTGTGACATCATTATTGAAAACGCAAGCCCTACATCGGCAATCTATATGGCTACTAAGTTAGTAACTGCTGTAGCTAAACAGTTTTCTAAATCAGAAGAGCATCTACCATTATTGGTTAACGCTATGATGTTAGCCGCTCATGACCAATGTAGGAACGCTACGATTGAACTTAAGTCTGACAAGCAGGATATATCCCCAGCACATTTATCGTAGGTATGCCTATGAGTAGATCGTCATGGACAGGGAGTGCACATCCTGGAGTTAGAAAGCTACAACGATTACTTAATAGCCGTAGACGAATGAAGGATATTGAGTCCCATCTGCAACGCCTAGAGGTCGAAGCACAAGATGAGAGGTCTAATACTCCAGAACAACAACTTAACTTAAACACTGCGCAGCGTGACCTTAATAATGAATTCCGTACATTATCTAAAGAACGATATGAGCTATGGACATTGATATGTAAGATACCTAATGACATTGAGCGTACGTTCTTAGAGAATAGATACTACTTTGGAATGAGCATGAAAGAGGTCATTGAGGATATGAATTATAGCGAAGCGCAGATATACAATATCCAACGGAACGCAGTGAAAAGCTTTTGTCAAGTATTTTCTAAAAATAAATAAAGACAATATGCAATTAGAGGTGACACTTATGATAGTCTACAAGTGTGGAGCAGAGGATACCGGGGAAAGTCCTCTACTACCACACACTGTAGGGTACGTTCATAGTGAATACCTTTCTTGTACAACACCTCCACAGGGCTTTACAGCACAAGAAGTATCATTAGGGACTACGCACAACCACGTAGTCCCTTTTGCTTACTTCTTCAAAAGTTCGATTATTGACCTTTTGTCTTTTATTTTGAGAATGAATGATAAAAGGTACTTCCGAGCGATAAAACCAGCGGTGGTCGGCTCCGCGCGATGTTTGTCTCTGTGTAGGAGAATTTTTACGGTTGAAAGTTTATTTCCAAAGGACAGAAAGGAGAAGACGTGATGGCGAGTGACAAACCACGTGTGAAATTTAATAAAGCGGGCGATTTGCTAGTATCTAGTGCGCAATTGTGCGACCTTCTTCGAGTAACTCCTGAGATTATTTCGAGGCACCACAAATCGGGCATGCCTAAAGCGGCAACGGGTTGGTGGAACCTCCGTGAAGTTCTCGTATATCTTGGCCAAGCCAAGGCGGATAAATCTAAAGACCAATCGGCAGCAACAAGAAAGCTAATTGCTGAAGCTGACTACAAAGAGTCTCGCGCTGCTCGTGAAAAGAAATTACTCGACGTGTTAAACGGTGAGTACGTATCCCGTGCAGATGTGGCCAAAGAATGGTCTGCTCGTATCTTAGAGTTGAAGTCCTCGCTCATCAAACTCGGTAAACGAGTAGGCAGTGAGTTCACGGATCCAGAAGAACGAGCGACGGTAGAAAGGGTGGTGAGCGAAGTTGCCGAAGACTACCTCGAAAGTTACTCGCGCAAAGGCGAGTATACGCCGGAAGTCAAAACCGGTAAAAGTAGAACCAAAGGTTAATTGGTTCCAAGAAGAGCTCGACGCATTTAAACCACCAGAACGATACACCGTATCAGAATGGGCTGACAATTTCAGGGTGTTAACTAATATATCCGCAGAGCCAGGGAGGTGGAGAACTAATCGAACTCCATATCTAAAAGAGCCTATGGATAAATTCACAGACCCTCTGATTGAACAGATTGTACTGTGCTTCGGTGCACAGCTCGGTAAGACTGAAACAGAGCTCAACATGATAGGGTATGCATTAGACCAAACACAATCACCGGTTATGATGGTATACCCAACAGACACTATTGCTAAATTTGCTAGTGATAAGCGAGTACAACCGATGATTAAATCGGTTAAATCGATTAGTGATAATTTTGACGAGAATAGTAAACTGCTTGAATTGGATTTCAACAACGGCAATTATATGGTACTGGTTGGGGCGAACTCACCAAGTAGCTTATCTAGCCGTTCAATCAAGTATCTATTCTTTGACGAAATAGACAAATACCCCGCCTTTTCAGGTAAGGAAGCGGATCCAATTAAACTTGCCAAGGAACGTACTAAAACGTTCGTGGATAAGAAAATAGTAATGGTATCTACGCCTACTGTTGAGTCGGGTAATATTTGGCAGGCGTTCATGAATGCAAATGAGCGCAGGCAGTATTACGTGCCATGTCCACATTGCGGAGTGTTACAGGTCCTCAAGTTCAAGCAGATAAAATGGCCGGAAGAAAACAACGAGAATGTGGATATGATACGTGATACAGCGTACTACGAATGTGAACATTGCGGCGGACATATCCACGATAAGCACAAAATGGAAATGTTAAGACATGGAAAATGGGTAGCGGTAAATGCATCGCAAAGCAAAGTCCGCTCAATTTCGTATCACTTATCGTCGATATATTCGCCGTGGGTCACGTTCGGAGACGTTGCGTATGAGTTTAAGAATTCCAAAGGTACGCCAGCTTCATTGATGAACTTTATTAATTCATGGCTAGCAGAACCTTGGCGTAGTGCCAAAACTAAAAGCACACAAAATATGCAATTTACGGAATCTACATATCCGTGCGGTATTGTGCCGGATAAGGCAGTATTGCTTATCGCTTCCGTAGACGTACAGCTTGACCACTTCTGGTGGGAAGTAAGGGCGTATGCGCCAGGTGTTAAGTCTTACCTAATTGATTACGGACAGGCAAGCACTTGGGAGGATTTAGAGGAAATCATCATTCATCGAGAGTATCCATCGGAGTTTGGCGAACCTCGTCAAATAATGAAAGCAGGTATTGACTCCGGCTTTAGAACAGATGAAGTATATCAATTCTGTTCAAGATTCCCGGAAGTATGTATCCCTCTTAAAGGCTCGTCAAACCATACTACTATGACAGCACCATACACAATGACATCATTGGAGAAGGGCGTTGTAGGCGGATTGAAGCTATACGTATTAAATACAGATTATTGGAAAGACTTTATATTCGCAAGAATGGTAAGACCGATAAACGAGGACGGTACGATCCATTTATACAAAGATTGCCCGCAAGAGTACTCAGACCATCTAAGGTCAGAGGAAAAGCAGGAACACAGAAATGTAAAAACAGGCGCGGTAACAGTTCAATGGAAACCGCTAACTAGTCATCCGGTCAACCATTTACTTGATACATGTACTTACAACGCAGCAGTAGCAGATATTGCCGGCGTTAAATATTTAATGGAGCCAGAACCTTATGAGGAAGCTGAAGAGGTCCAAACATACGAGGACTACAGCGGAGGCATAGGGAATACTGGACATTGGTTTAGATAGGAGGTGAACCATGAGCGATGTAAATGAACAACTTGAACGTGTCCGCCAAGTCATTGAGGATATCGAAACTAAAGGGTATTCCGAGCTACAGATTGGTGGTAAGCGGTTCAAGACAATTGACTTACCTGTACTATACGCACGAGAACAAACCTTGATGCAACGAGTACATGAAGAGTCTAACGGCTACCAAGCAGATGCATTCGTAACATGGGGTGGACGATGAACATTATTGATAGAGTAATCAGTTGGGTTAGTCCACAACGTGCGTATGAACGTCAAGCTTACCGTGATGCGTTACGTCAATATGATGCGGCATCTATGGATAGGTTAAACAGTGATTGGCAACCTGCATATGGGACCGCCGAACAATTGGCTAGCGGTTCACGTGATATTATCCGTGGACGTGCAAGAGCTGCCGAGATGAACAGTGACTTAGCTGAGTCCGCAGTTATTGCAATCTTGCGTAACGTAATCGGCGCAGGGATTATCCCTCAAGCAAAAGTTAGAAACCGAAACGGCAAGTTAAACAACGATTTAAATAAGAAAATCGAGAAAGCTTGGGCTAAATGGGCTGAACCTGAAAATGCTGACATAAGAGGTATTTCTAGCTTTTATGAATTACAAGAAATGGCCTTACGACGAATGGTGTATGACGGTGAAATTCTTGTAAACAAGACTTCACAAGGTGAGTACCTGCCTCTATCTATCCAATTAATAGAGGCTGAAAATATTGGCGCAGTAAGTGTTACACACGGCAAGAATAACATTATCAATGGTGTTGAAGTTACCGAACATGGTAGACCAGTAGCTTACCATGTGAGTCAAACTGACCCGATGGGGTTGCGATCGTTTGATACAGCTCGGTTAACAACAGACCAAGCCTTTTTGTTATTCAAACCTAAACGCCCTTCTCAACTTAGGGGTATAAGCCTATTGGCGTTAGTATTACGCAGAATCCATGATATTGATGAGTACATGGATGCTGATTTAATTGCTGCACGAGTGGCAGCGTGCTTCAGTGTCTTTGTAACCTCTCAAAATTCCGCAAGACAAACAGCCATGCTACCAAGAGATAGCAAAGGCAGACCTAATATCACAATGGCACCAGGTATGGTTAGACACCTAAGTCCTGGCGAGTCCATTGAGTTTGCAGACCCTAAGCGTAACGCTGGTACTGCAAGCGAATACTCGGCAACTCAGACTCGGAGAATTGCCTCCGGTCTTGGTATGAGCGCTGACATCGTAGCGCGTAATATATCTGGGAATTTCTCGGCTGCAAGGCAAAACTTGTTAGAGGACCAAAAGACATTCCGTCAAATGCAGAAATTTGTAATCAGACACTTCTGTATGCCAATTTGGAAAGCTTTTATTGACGCCCTTTACTTAGCGGGTGAATTACCTTCTGACTACTTAGCGAACAAGGACAAATACCAAGAGGTAGCTTGGCTTGCTCCAGGGTGGTCATGGATTGACCCTGTTAAGGAAGTTAACGCTAATAAGGAAGCTATCAAATCCGGTCTTACAACATTAGAGGATGTGTGTGCAGCATCTGGACGCGATTGGGAAGAAGTTCTTGAACAACGGAAACTTGAACAGGACAGAGCTAAGGAGCTTGGGGTGTTACTAGATTATTCCAGTGAGTTGCAACCGCTAACGATGGGCGATGATGACACTACACAGGAAGGAGCTGATGGCTAGTAATGAGTGAACATCAAAAGCGTAGTGTTCTTGGCAACTACTGTCGAGAAACTACTATTGACCACGTCGATACCGATAGTCGGACAGTAGAATTATCATTCTCTTCCGAAACGCCATATGGCCGTTGGTTCGGCGATGAAATCCTTTGCCATGATGAAGAGTGCATCAACCTTGAGCGCTTTAATAATGGCTTAGGCACGGTATTGTTTAATCATGATCGTGACGCAGTTGTAGGTCATATTGAAAAAGTATGGCTAGAAGATAACCGCGGTAAAGCGTTAGTACGCTTTGATACAGATGAACAATCCGACACAATATTCCAAAAGGTACAGTTCGGCACGCTACAAGGGGTAAGCGTTGGGTATTCAATCAAGCGATATGAAGTGCTTGATGACAAAGATTCTGTATCCAGTAATGGCAGATTCAAAGGACCTGACACATATGTAGTAACTGATTGGGAACCTTTAGAAATCAGCATTGTATCTGTTCCGGCTGACGCTACTGTAGGCGTGGGCCGTAGTGCTGAAGAAATTCATACAAGTATTGACACACAGGAGGATAACACACGTATGGATCCAAAAGAAATTTTAAAAACTGAAGAAGAAGTAAAATCTACACCAGTAGAAACTGGTATCACACAAGAGGACCTTCAAAAAGCTATGGAGCAAGAACGTAAACGCATTTCCGAAATTACTGCATTGTTCCGTGACTTCGATGTAGAAGGTGCTGACGAAGCAATCGTAATGGGCGTATCTGTTGACGAAGCTCGTGCAATGGTAATGGACCAATTACGTGCACGTAATAAAGGCGTGTCCGTAACAATGGGCGAAGCTGAAAGCGATAAGTTCCGTGCAGCTGCACAAGACGCAGTTTTAATGGCGGCAGGTATTCCTGTAGCAGATGCTGCACCAGGTGCTAATGAGTTGCGTGGCTATTCCATGATCGAGTTGGCTCGTGAATCCTTACAACGTGAAAACGTGAAAGCTAACTTTGGCGATAACATGGAATTGGCTCGTCAAGCTATTAATTCTACATCCACATTCCCGGCAATCATGTCTAATCTTGCTAACAAATCTGTAATGACAGGCTTCAACGAAGCAGAAACTACATTCCAAATCTGGGCAGGTAAAGGCTCTAACCGTGACTTCAAAGAAGCTGCACGCGTAGCATTGTCCGAAGCAGGTAACCTTGAATTAGTTCCAGAAGGTGGCCAATTCCAACAAGACTTCTTAGGTGAAGCATCTGCTCGTACTAAAGTAGCTACTTATGGTAAATTGTTTAGCTTAACTCGTCAAGCGATCATTAATGATGACTTGGGCTTGTTCTCCAAAATTGCTACTAAATACGGTTCCGCAGCTAAACGCTTAGTAAACAAAATGGTATACGCTCAATTAACTGGTAACGTTAAAATGCAAGATAACGTAGCATTGTTTGATGCTAAACATGGTAACGTTGCAACAACTGGCGAAGCGTTATCTGTTAAAGCAATCGCAAAAGCAATTACTGCTATGCGCCGCCAGAAAGGTATTACAGGTGAAGCAACTCTTAACATTACACCTAAGTACTTGGTAGTTCCTCCAGAACTTGAAATGGTTGCATACCAAATCGTTAACTCTACTGCAGCAGTAGACGGTGTAAACTCCGGTGTAGTTAACCCTTACAAAGGTCGATTCGTAGTTGTAGCAGATGCTGAATTGACTGATCCAGATGCATGGTACTTAGTAGCTGACGCAACTCAACATGACACTATTGAAGTAACTTACTTGAATGGCGTTGAAACTCCACGTCTTGAAACTCGCCAAGGCTTCGATGTAGATGGTATCGAATACAAAGTAGCATTTGACTGTGGCGTAAGTGCTCTTGACTTCCGTGGTGTATATAAAAACGCTGGTAAATAATTAGGGGGATAAACACATATGGCAAAATTCGTATATGAAACAGACCGCATCAATTATGTGGCAACAGCAGATGTAAAAGCTGGTGACATTGTAGAAGCAGGCGCACTTCACGGTGTAGCAGTAACAGATATTAAGAAAGATGAAATGGGTGCGTTAAAAGTAACTGGCGTATTCAAAGTAGACGCTAATAAATCTGATACATACGCTGTAGGTGATGCAGTAAACTTCGCTTCTGGTAAAGCTGCTAAAACTGGTGGTAAACCATTGGGTATTGCAGTAGAACCTAAAACTGCTACTCAAGATACTGTAACAGTAATGTTGAAAAACTAATTATTGTATTTTTAATGAAACGCGGGCCACACGGTCCGCGTTCACTCTACGAGGTATAACATATGCTGACCTATGATGAAAGCGCCTTACTCGATGTATTTGGCGAAAAAATAACATATGAAGGTAAGCAGATTAAGGCTAGTGTAGAAATCGGTGAGTATGACGGTAAAGGTTCAGGGTTCGTAACCGGGCTTGCTGATAAAGCTAAGGTATGGGTTAGGACCAAAGACGTGCCACTACCTAAGACTAAAGATGTAATCTACATTAACGGTAAGAAGTGGTATGTAGATCATATCTCCGATAGCGACGCTAAAATGCACTGTCTTGAAATTGTGGCCAACGTTAGGACGGTAAGACCATGAGTAATTCACCAATTACCATTACTGACACCGCTACTCCGTATCTTGAATTTATAGCTCATACTAAACCGGATTGGACTAGGAAGGCTATGAAATCAGTCGGTTGGATGATGCAAAAGGAAATCAAGGCCGGGATTAAATCCGGCTCACCTGGTGGCCATAAATATGCTAACTTCATGCCACCTACAATGAGGGCTCAATTTGAGGCAGCATTTGGCGCCAAAGTAAGGCGTGCATATCAAGATGGCGGTAAGGCGCATAGGGAAGGTTGGGGGTTAAAATCCCGAGCCCAACTTATAGCCGGTGGCGTTAAAGAAACCACAGTCGGATATACACCACTTGGTAAGATGTTCCGAGCAGTTGGTTACCAATACGACGCCAGGTCGCAATCTGTAAAAGTAGGGTGGTTATCATCGTCTGCTAAACGATTAGGTGAACAGATTGAGCGTGGTTACACAAAACAAATCACAGAGCCAATGCGTAGGACATTATTTGCCGGTGGCTTTCAACTTGCTAAGGGTAAAACATCATTTAGGATTAAACCTCGTAAAACGTTTGGTCCTATGAGAACAGCCTTACAGCCTAAGTTGGTACCTTACCTAGAGTCTAAAATCGGTGAATATGCACTAGGCAAAAGCACTCAATTCGCATCTAGTAGACGAGCATATAAAGTGAGGTAGCAATGCAAACTATTCCACTAGCAGTCATTGCTAACAGATGGGCGGAAGCGGTTAAGGATAATCAGAAGATTACCGACTACTGCATGGAGCACTTCGGAAAGGACCTTGGTATTTACATCGGATATGATGACGCCGGCGCACCTCTTGAAGAGGATTGTCCATGTGTGATCATCATGATGGATAACAAGTCCGAGGGCTTGGCTAGTTCTTATTCTTACACCCTACAACTCGTATGGGGAATAGTAAGAGCTGAGGCAGAACGTGAAGGACGTGTAGTGAAATACACAGGAGCGTTCGAGTGTGACGAACTTGGCCAATTACTTATCGAATGTATCATGGCAGTTAACCCTAACTATCCTGTCATTAACATTGACTATGAAACAGACAATATCTCGTGGCGTCCGGTGTATCCGGGTAAAGCCACACTCACTATAGAAATACCGCACGTAATCGGCGGTCACGTTGAATATTAATAGGAGGATAATATGGCAACAGCTAAACGTGCGCAAGGCGCACAATCTTCTCTTACAATGGCCTTTGAAACTGACTTCGGTACTACACCATCTACTGGTGGCGTGATAATGCCTATTATCAGTTCTTCCTTAAAGGCTAGTCAAAACCTTAACGACTCCTCTGTAATTCGAGGCACTCGTAATCCTGCGGCACCTAGTCGCGGTAATATCGATACATCTGGTAGCATTGTTCCACCAGTTGATGTATTGGGATTTGGCTATTGGTTAAAGCTAGGCTTTGGTGCTCCAACTACAACAGCACAAGGCTCCGGCAAGAAACACGTATTTAAAATTGGTCCAGATATGCCATCTGCTACCTTTGAACAAGGTTATAAGGATATTAGTACTTACCAACAATTCAGTGGCGTACGTATGAATAAAATGTCCTTAAACTTCGGTGGTGACTCTGAATTAACTGCATCTATCGATGTAATGGGATGTAAGGAAACAATGGCAGCAGTACCATTTGATACAGCGCCTAAATCCATTGTGTTTACTCCCTTCGAGAACCTTGAAGCCACCATAAAAGAAGGTGGCGTTACTGTAGCTAATGTATTGTCCATGAGCCTTGATATCGACTTTGGCCTAGATGGTGACTCTTATGCTATCGGCGGTAAAGGCTTCCGTACATACATTGATACAGGTATTATCGGCGTATCCGGTACTATTAAAGCATTCTTCCAAAACATGGACCTTTTAAACAAGGCCGTAAACGGCACTGAATCCAGTCTTGAATTAACGCTTACTAAAGGTACTAACTCCTTGACTATCAAATTACCTGAATTGATTTACGAACGTAACTCTCCTGGTATCGATGGTCCTAAAGGCGTTAATATCGAGCTTCCATTCAAAGCATATTATGGCGATGACGCTAGTCAATCTGCAGTAGTATTTGAATTGGTTAACAGCCAAGTATCTTACTAATCTAACTCATTTAGGAGGTAACTATGAATATTCAAGGTAAAGAATTAAAACCAAGAGCCCTCACATGGACTGAACGTGATGCATTAATAAAAGCTGGTTTAGACTTCGTGTATTGTCCAGTAGATGTTGATGATCAAGTTGCATCTATTGTCCGTAGTCGTGATATTATGCGCTTCATCTTAACTGATGTATACGAACTCACAGACGAACAACTCAATACTGTAAGCGATAAGGAAGCAATGGACTTTGCCGGTAAGGTCATTACACTAACTTATCAACTACAAGAAGAAACAGAAAAAAACTAGAAGAGGCGTGGAGGTGGATGTCCTCGGATAAGCCGAAGTACTGCCAGGGATGTAAGGAATTACAAACCGCAACAAAGCAGTCCTTCGACTGCTCCGAGTGTGACTTTAACCCACCACGCCTATTATTTGGTTCAAAACTAGCTATGAAACTGTATAACCTATCACGCAGTCAAAGAAATTACCACTCAGGCGGACTAGCCGGGTTCGATTATCCGGCTATACGTACAGTGGCCGAGATAAATAACATTAACCTAAATCCGATGTTATTTAGTCTTATGTGGATATTGGAGGGATTAGAAATGGAGGCGATGAATAAGGATGTCGAATAATGTAGTAGATATCATAGTGCAACTGACCGATAAGAATGCTCAAGCCGGTTTAGAGAAAATCGCCGCTACCTCTAAGGGAACAGTTGCAGAGCTTTCAAAGTTAAAGAATGAAATGTTTGCCATTGGTGCGGGTGCCGGTATTGCCGGTCTAGGTTCAAAACTCGCAAAAGAGGCACTAGCTTGGAACTTATCAGTAAAGAAGATGCAATCCTTAACAGGTGCTACTGCTGAGCAAGCAAGTACATTCCTCTCCGTTGCAAACTATATGGGTGTAGCTACTGACGTTAGTACTGTAGCGTTCGCTAAATTTGCGAAGGCTGTATCTAACGCACAGGATAAAATGCAAGTTGCATCCGCAGAAGGTAAACTAGCTACTGATATGTTCAGTCGGCTAGGTATTAGCATTGATCAGATTGAGGGTAAAAATACCCTCGAAGTATTCAAAGTCATTCAAGACCGATTACGGAACATGAAGGACGGTGCTGAAAAGACACGGGTTGAGATGGAGCTATTCGGTAAAACCGGATACCAACTTCATGGAATGCTAAATATGTCAGCAGACGCCATGAAGCAAGTCGAGGACCGTGCAAGGGCAATGGGGTTAGTCATTGATGATGAAGCCGCTAGAAAGTCCGCTGCCTTTAATCGTCAATTGAAAGACATGGAACAAACCGGTAAGCGATTGGCTATTATGATTGGCCAAGAACTTTTACCGGTAGTTATGGAATATGCGCAAGGTGCAATCAATCTAACAAAGTCTTATAGCAATCTAGCTACAGAACAAAAGGAAGCTATCTCTGGTCTTATTAAATTCGGCTTAGAAGCTGGCATAGCAATCACAGGAATTCAGTCCATTACAAGCGCATTGAAGTTCATGCGATTGGCTACTATAGCAGCAGCCGGTCCGTGGCTTGCATTAGCAACCGCTATCGGCTTAGCCGGTAAAGCGTTACTAGATTATCGCTATAAGGAACAGACCAAAGGTACAGACCTAGGTGTTGATGTTAATGGTCTTAGAGCTCATAAGAACTTAAACGCACCTGGCACGAACTCCGCTTACATGGCTAACCATGACGGGCGGTACTGGGTTGAGGATAGTTCATTCTTTGGACTCATTAAAAACGATCGTTTGGCTACGAAAGAAGAAGGCGCTCAAATTGAAGCTGCAATTAAGGCTAAGGAAGCGGCAGATGCTGCGAAGAAAAAAGCCGAAGAAGAGCAAGCTAAGATGGAGCAAGAAATTGAGAACGCTAAGAACGGTCTTACTAATAACGAAGCTATTAACAAGGCTAATGAAGAAGCTAGTAAGGCAGCTAAGGCCCAAGAGGCAGCGGCTAAGAAGGCAGAACAAGCAGCCGAGAAATTGGCAAGCTCTGTAGAACGCCTTAATGAACTTATTCGCAGTCTTACACTTCAATCTTTAGAGATTGATGGTAGCCAATATGAAATCGATAAGCTCAATGCTAAGAACCAATATGAAACGAATAACAAAAATATTCGTGAGATTATCCGTTCTGCAGCCGGCTTAGGTAATGTTGGAGGGGGCTCAGGTAGTGCCTCTGGCGTACTAGATGCCGCTAACGCTCAACTAGGCAAAGCCTACGTATTAGGTGCAGACGGCACATGGGCTACAGATTGCGGTAAGTTGTTTGCAGATAGCGTAAAGGAAACATTCGGAAAGGATGTACCTCGATACGTTCCATCTATTATGGATGCAGCTGCAGAAGCTGGAGCATGGCATCCAGAAGGTGACGGGTATGTACCTAAAGCCGGTGACGGTGTAGTTGTACTTGGTGATAATCATATTGTTATTGCTGACGGTAACGGCGGATATACAGGCGCTAACTCTAGTACAGGGGTAGTTGCTAAGCAGTCTATTACAGGTGACTTCGGAGCGATTACAGGCTACGTTGATACATCTAAATTAGTAGGTATGTCTGGTTCGGTTGATGGTCTTAAAAACGCAAATGCTAAAGCGTTGGCAAGCTCCAACCTAGTAGCAGAAGCTAAGGCTAAGAACGAAGAGGTCTATCAAAAGAAACTCGAAGAAGCTGACCGTAATCAAAAGATACGTGTTCGTAAGATGAACGAGGAAATCTCGAAGCTCGACCTTGAACGCACAGGCGATCGCTTGCAATTACTCAAGACGGAAGCTGATGCACAAAAGGCTCAAATTGATGATAACGTTCGTGAGTATACAAAAGCCGTTGGTGATAAGACATTAGCTGAGAAGAAAGCTAATGCTGAGAAGCTAAAGATTACTGCTGATACGGAACAGAAAATCAGAGAGTTAGCCTATACGCAACTCAACGAGGACTCTGAACATCAATCTAATTTAGTAAGACTTGGACGGATATCTCAAACAGATGCAGACCAAGTACTTAATGAACAGTTACGAGCATACATCGAATTCGCTCAACGAGAACTTAATGAAGCTCAGCTAAGCGCTACTCAACGCTTGCAAGTAGAAAAGAACCTCGTTGAAGCACAGCAAAAGCTATGGGAAGCTGCCGGACGTAATCTACGTACTAGCCTACAAGAAGGCGCTAGACAATACAGTTTACAGGTAGTGAACTATGGTGACCTAGCGAAGTCTACTTTTGATAGTACGATGAGCAGTATCAACTCCTCATTTACTAGCCACTTAGAAGCTATGGCCACAGGTACAGAGTCATTCGGCAAGGGGTTAAAGAATATCTTCAAAGATATTACAAATAGCATTATTAAAATGCTCGTTAACTTATCCTTCCAACAGTACGTACAGCCTAAACTGCAAAGCATATTTGGTGGCATAGCAAATGGTATCGGTGCTATAGGTGCGGGTCGTGGTAATGTATCTTCGTTCGCCAGTGGCGGTTCTTTCAGCAAAGCATTTACTGGCAACAGCTTCGGTAAGTTCGCCAGCGGTGGTATAGCTCCTGCAGGTATGACATTAGTTGGTGAGAATGGGCCAGAGCTATTACAGTTCAACTCATCTCATCGCATTTACAATGCAAGCCAAACACGTAAGATGATTAGCGGTGAAGGGGCTAATAAAGTAACGGTTAATATCATCAATCAATCTGGCCAACAACTGGATAGCCAACAACAAGAAACTAAGTTCGATGGTGAGCAAATGATAGTTGATGTAGTAGTAACTAGTCTTATGACAAACAAAGGAGGTATGCGTGACGCTGTTAAAGCGGCCGCAGTATAGCGTATGTTAGAATTTCCAAACATAAGATATCCGATATACCCTATCGATGAAACAACACCTGATGTGAGTCGTAAGGCACAGGTAGAAAATATGACGATATTAACACATCGCAAAACTACGAAAGCGTTACGATCATATTCAGTTAATTACAAGATACCGACTTCGGAATATATCAAGTTAAGAAATTTCTTTGACCAGGTTAATACGGCAGAGATATTCCTTTGGACACATCCGGAGACACGAGCGAAGGTAAGAGTAAGGTTTGCGGACCAGCTCCACTTCTCCGCTAGTGATTACGGTATTTGGAATGGTTCTATTCAATTACAGGAGGCTTAGATGTTAACGCTATCAACTGCATCTATCATCGAGAAAAATAAGATATCCTCCACTGGAGCATGGGTAATGGCTATTGAGCTTCATCATCCGGAAGGGAATATCCTCCTCGTGAATAACACGGAGGACTTAACCTTAGCCGGTAAGAAGTACACAGCCTTTCCGTTCAAGCTAGAGGATATCAACGAGGACACTAAGCAGATGCCTAACGTTAAACTCTCTGTAGCGAATGTAACCGGTACTATCCAACGGTTAGTAGAAAAGAATAAAGGCCTCACAGATTGTGAGGTCAATATTCGAATATTCAATACTAATTTACCGGACATCATTGAATTAGAAGAAACGTTCATCATTAATGCATCCCAATCTAAAGCAGACTGGGTAGTGTTCACATTAGGCACAGACTTCTCATTCTCTCGTAGGTTCCCACCTGTTCGGGTAATGAAAGACTACTGTCCTTTCAAGTTTAAGTCTGTAGAGTGCGGATACAAAGGGTACGCACAATCATGTAACAAAACTCTAAAACGCTGTCGTGAGTTAAATAACAGCGTTAGATTTGGCGGTGAGCCAACAATACCACAAGGGGGCTTATATGCGTCTAACTCTTCTAAATAACCTAATAGGTACTCCGTGGAAGGAGTTGCCTTGTTGGGAGCTTGTGGTAGAGGTGTACAAGAGAGCTGGTATTCATCTTGGACCATACGCAACGTATTGGCCAGATATGAACTCTCCTTGGCGCGAAGTCAAGGAACCGGAAGTAGGGGACATAATTGTCATGAACCTCTACAGTAATAACGCTGATCATATCGCAGTATATGTAGGCGAAGGTAAGATGATACATTCTACCGAATATGCGGGGGTGTGTATCGTACCAATGGACAGATTAAGAAAACGTATATTAGGAGTGTACAGGCACAAGGAGGCTCAAAATGATTAGATTAGTAATTGCTCGAAACCCATTCGACCTTACCACTAGACAAGAGACTCTTGTGCCTTTTGTTGATGGTAAAAAGCTTAACCAATATTTCACTGATCCAGGTGAATGGGTGTATTCCATTAATGGCGAGTTAGTAGATGATACCGCATCACCTACTGATGAAGCTTATGTGGTAGTGTTACCTAAACTTGAAAAGCAAGTACTTGGTGTTCTGTTATCTATTGGGTTATCTATTGCGACTGCCGGTATTGCCTCCGGTGCGATATTCGGTATTACTAGCGTGTTAGGTCGTACATTAGCGGCAATGGCTATCGGGATGATTGGTAACACGATCATATCTAAATTGACGGCACCAAAGACTGATAGCTCTAATACCGAACAGTCCGCTACTTATGGGTGGCAAGGTGCACAGACTATTATTGGACAAGGTCATCCATTAGCCATTACCTATGGTAAGTGTAAAAGTGCTGGTATGCTTATCTCTCGCCATGTAACAAGTGACGGAAGTAAGCAATATCTTAACCTATTATACTGTGCCGGAGAGGGTCCTATTGACGCTATCACAGACGTTAAATTAAATGGTAACCCTATTGGTAACTACAAGGAAGTTCAGCTCGATGTAAGACTTGGTACAAATGACCAAGAGATTATCCCTAACTTCAATGATAACTATGCTGACCAACCATTGACGTATGAACTAACAAACGACTGGTCCATCCACCAAACGCAAGGTAACTTATCTACTGCGCTAGAGGTTACTATATCTCTCCCTAATGGTTTGTACTATTCAAACGATAAGGGCGGACTTAGTGAAACCTCAGTCACTATTGAAGGTGGTTATCGTAAAGTAGGTTCCGCAGAGTGGATACCATTACCGATTAGCAACAATGGTGGCCAAAGTGCCATGATTGAAAAGACAGGTAATAGCTGGCTTAAACGTAATAGTCATTCAAAAACGGCTATCGATAATAGTCAATATACAGGCGTTATTAAGGATAACTCAAATAAAGCCATCTATCGTGTGTTCCGGTTTGATGTAAAAGAACCAGGTCAGTACGAAGTCCGTATGCGGTGTGCACATAAGGACGGTAACTCTAACCGTCATGTTAACAAAGTATACTGGTCACAGTTAACTCAGATTGTCTATGATGATTTCATTCATCCTGGCAAGGTGCTTATCGGTATTAAGGCACTAGCTACTGACCAATTAAATGGTAATGATCCAAATGTAACATGGTTACAGGAACGCAAAACAGTATGGGTATTTAATACCTACACTGGAGCGTATGAGTCTAAACCGGCTAATAATCCGGCATGGGCTTGCTACGATATCCTTCATCATTGCCGTAAGATTGGCGATGAGTATGTAGTTAAAGGGGCTCCTCGTGAACGCTTCGTATACGAGGCATTTAAGGCATGGGCTGATAAGTGCGATGAAAAGCATATAACATTTAACTACATTTATGATAGCGCTAGCCAAGTATGGGATGCACTCAAATACGCAGAGAATGTAGGTAGAGGTAAAGTAATACCTTTAGGTACTCGGTTTAGTTGTATTTATGATTATGCTGCTACACCTACTCAGCTGTTTACTGTTGGCAATATTAAGATGGACTCCTTTATGGAAGAATTCCAAGCCACATCATCTAGGGCAAATGCTATCGAGGTATCCTTCCTTAATAAAGCTAAGGACTATGAGCGTGACGTACTCCCTGTATTCAGCGAGGATTATGACGTGACTACATCCCTCACTAGCCCGGCACAAGTCGAGCTCATGGGATGTGTTGATGTAGACCAGGCATACAATTACGCTAAACACTACCTAAGAGCTAATAAGTACGAAGTGCGAACTTGTACCTTCGAAGCTTTCACAGACGCCATAGCGTGCACAATCGGAGATGTAATCCTACTACAACATGATGTGACGGACTGGGGGCAAGGCGGTCGTGTAGAGTCTGCTACAGGTAATAAAGTAACCCTTGATAGAGAGGTTACTTTTGAGCAAGGCAAGACCTACAGGCTCATGGTGCGGAATGCTAAAACAGATGCATTAGAGTCTTACGATGTAACGGGTGTTACTGGTAAAACCGTAACGCTCGCTAATAATGCGATTATTCAGACTGACGATTTATATACCTATGGAGAGGCAACTAAGGAAGCTAAACCGTTTAGGGTATTATCAATCAGCAAGTCTAACTCTGAAATGACTCGCAAAATATCCTGTATCGAATACTACCCTGAGTTGTACGCTGGTGATGATGGATCAGTACCCATCATCGACTACACAACTAAGTCTGATGTAATTAAGGTTATTAACTTAGTATTACTTGCTGATGTTAAGACCTTAAAGGACGGCACAGTACTTTGTGATATCAATGGAACTTGGCAATTACCAAGGGGGAAAGTGGCCAAGAATATCATTGTATATTACAAGCCTGTAACCGCTAATGAATGGCAACAGTTCAACGTATTAGATGGCAGTGCTACTAGCGTAACCATTCCAAGCGTAGCAACTGACGTCAACTATGATGTTAAGATTGTATGTACAAATAACGTAGGTGCTGCATACGAAGGCGTAGAGCGTGCGGTATATGTGAATGGTAAGGAAATACCACCGGCTACACCTAAAGGCTTTAAGGTAACACAGGATGCAGTCAATAGTAGCGTGCTTCATTTATCTTGGGAACCTAATACAGAGGCTGACTTACACGGGTACACACTATACGATGGTAACGATGTAGTCCTTATTAAACATATAGGCGGAACATCCTACTCGTACTTCATTCCTAATACTGGTAATTACCAATTCAAGCTATCTGCTATTGATACATCAGGTAATGAAAGCGGTAAGGCTGAGGCTCGTATTACGGCGACTGTATCGGCTGAGAGTGTAGCGACACCAAAAGCACCGGCTCGTGGTGAGGTAACAATTGGCAAGACGATCACTACTGCATGGGACCCAGTAGAGAATACCTACATCGATTACTACGAAGTACGCCTTGATAGTAATGTTGGACAGTCCAATAAGCTACTAGCCAAGACTACAGATATCCGCTCTGAAATTAAGTTATCAGCTCGTAGAGGTGCGGTATTCGTTTATGCACATAATCCTGTTAAAGGCTATGGGCAGGCTCTTAGACTAGACTATAATGCACCTGTTCCTAGTGCTCCAACTAACGTCAAAGTAAAAGGTAATATTACAGGCGTGAGCGTAGTCTTTGATAGCATACCGGATACTTGTATAGGCGCTAATATATACCTTGATACAGAGAAGTATTTTGTTACTACAAATGTAAATATAATACCTCATGACCAAGGTGTGTTTGATGTAAAAGTTGCTTACGTCGATGTGTTCGGGGAAGGTGCATACTCCGATATTATTGGTAGCTCTGTACCGGCTAATATTGACACGGCTTTAATTGATAAGGAAGCCCTTGGAATTAAGGCTATGGACGATAAGATTAAGGAGCTTACAAAGACTGCTAATGCTTATTCTACCCAAGTTAATAACCTAACCGCTAATATGGCTACTCAATTTAGTCAATTAGAAAATGGCATTGACCTAAAATTAAAGGCATTGAATGGCGATGAGATAGTCAGCCGCATCAATCTAAGCTCCACAGGTACACGAATTAGTGGCAAGCTACTACACGTAACTGGTGATGCACTATTCGACAATAACATCATTACTAAACAGATGCTCGCTGCTAAAGCCGTGTCTGCAGATAAGATGGACGTCGATGAGTTAAGTGCGATCAGTGGTAACCTTGGGACTGTAACAGGCGGTAAGATTATCGGTGGTATGATCCAAAACAAGACAGGGGTATTCAAGGTTGACGCTAATGGTAACATCGTAGGCGCCAATATTACAGGCTCACGTATTGACGCCCAATCAATCATGCAAGCTGGTTTTAAAATAAGAAACATTGATGTGCAAATCTACAAAGTACGTCATGGGGACTGGTGTCCACTACCAGAAGGATTTAGCGAAAGGCAATGTGTATTTGTTCCTGTTGGGTATGTTATTACAGAGAAATATTTTGACTCTTCTGGTGGCTATTTTAGAGACAAATTGCCGAGGACGTACGAGCCAGACCGTGCTAAAATCCGCATGACTAAAGACGAATATAACCAGAAAAAGTCACGTTATCTAGGAAAGTGTAGTATCTATATGGTTAAGGAAGAAAAGTCTAGTCCTGATGAATCTAATCAAACTAATATAGGTATTGACGGAACTCGTAGAGCGGTAGTTGAGCAAAAAGGCTCTCGTGAATGGAGTGGCGAAAATAGAGACTACTACACTAACTTTTATTTTTACGGTGAGCTATACGTATTGGTTATTGCACGACAATAAGGAGGCTATATGGTCGAACAAGATTTAACACTCTACGCCGGACAAGACTTTAGTATCAGTTATGTTGTACCGCCAGATAGCGATATGACGTTAAGTCAATATAAAGGCGCTTGTAAAATTCGCAAGCGCCCCTATGACAATATGATATTAGAGTTACATTCTGTGGTAGAGTCAAAACAGGTAAGGTTTTTCATTTCTGGCCAAGAGTCAGCGGATAAGAAAATAAAGGGTGGCGACTATATCTATGACGCTTTTCTTTATAACGACGAACGGTGGCTCAAACTTGGCCAGGGTACGATTACGATCGTACCGGATATTTCAATGCATGAGTAAGGAGGGTAAAACATGGCAGACAACACGTTAACTATCAAACTTGATAAAGATACAACTTTGCCATTATTAGAGGGCCTTGGTAAAAGCGCATACGCTATCGCAGTAGCTCACGGCTTCAAAGGCACAGAAAGCGAATGGCTTGAAAGTTTACGCGGACCTAAAGGTGATACAGGCGATGAAGGTAGCCCGGAAAAGACGGCTCAAATATTAAAGAAAGATGGCGAATTTCTCAAAAGCTTAAAAGGTCCTAAAGGCGATGCGGGGTCTGCAGAAAAATCAGCTCAATTCTTAAAAGAGAATGGAATTTGGCTTGAAAATGCTAGTGTTGATACAGTGCTTATGAAAGTTATTGAACTATCTCAATGCTGTAATAATTTCGTGCCTAAACCTCTTGAATTCATCCAACCAAACGCAGGGGCGACTTATATCGATTTCACAGGTGAACCGCATTATAAGATAGCTATCAATAATGGCGAAAAACGAGAGTTCCAATCAGACAATATGCGAGTGGCTATTGATAGTACTATGAAAGGTAATATAAAAGTTGATTACTACGGCCTAACCGATAATATCATAGGAACTTATGTTATTGATTTAGCAGTCAAAAATGAGGGATACGATTGGGGTTCATTAGTCGAAACTAAAGAAATTTCCGAGGATGAAGCAAAAGCAACGCTACAAAAATACGAAAACGGTGCAAAAATCATTGTTACAAAATTTAATGATGGCGTGTTTGAGCTTAGAATTAATGATGTATATTCAAATATGATAAAAAATAATGGCTTGCGTGATATTAAAACAATCGAACTCGATTTAACAAAACTGCCTATTGTTAGCAATAAGGGGTATTGGAGCACATCTGACAGTATACTCAGTGTATTCAATTGTCAAGACTACGCTATATTGAAAGTCAAAAAAGAACAAATTGTTACACCTGGCATGGGGCCGTTTGCCCCATCATCTTATGGAACTGCTGAATATCTTGACAGCGGCACCTCTGGCAAAATATCTGACGTTAAATTACAAGTTAATGACTCTAACGTAGTAACTATTGGGGATCTGGAAAAAGCTAGATATTCATTCGCTACAAATAGAATTGAGAAAATTAGTTAGCACAATGTAAGGGGGTGCATATCATCTGGACATGGCAATTTGATTTGAACGAGTTGCTTACGACATTAACCATCGTAGGCATTGTGGCAGGCGCAGGATATCGGCTTTTGATAGTACCTCTATTAGACCGTCTTGAAGCACAACGAATACAGGATAATATATCCTTCACGAGTAAGTGGGATACACTCTTTGATACGCTTAATGAGTTAAAAGAGGATATGAAACTCTCACGTGCTGAGCGTATAAAATCAGAGGCTACCTTCATGATGTTAACCACGAAGCTAGAATCTATGGAAAAGCGAATTAATGAGTTAAGGGAGGAGCTGCATGATCACATCTCGGCTCATAAATAGCGCTAAGAATGCTTTTAAATCTGTTAGGGTGGCCAACATCCACCCTACAGGTGTATTAGCGACGAGGGCATTAGTCCTCGTCATGCTAGTACCTATATTGTTAGTAGTCATCGAATACGTAATGGCGTTTGCCACAGGGTATGTATCCGATGAAACAGGGAAATTAATTAGCACAGGTATTAACATTATTGACCATATCTTTATACCAAGCGTACTAACTGCCCTTGTAGGGTTCTTAGCACTCTGGATAGATAGGGATAATAACGGTATACCAGATAAGCTAGAAGGGAGTAACAATGAAAGTATGTATCAATCCGGGTCACGACGTGAACCTTGATAGTGGCGCAGTTAACCCGCGTACTGGACGTCGTGAATGTGACGTCGCACTCGAAGCCGGTCAACTTCTCCAAACATACCTAAATCAAGCAGGATGTCAAACCGTGCTTGTACAAGACGATGACCTCGGTTACGTCTGCCATGTGTCTGATGATTTTGATGCGGATATCTTTGTATCTATCCACTGTAATGCGTTCAATACTCAGGCACGTGGTACTGAAACGCTATACAAATCTTTTAATGGTCAACGATTAGCTAATGATATCCAAAGCCAAATTATCCGCAGCATTAACACCGTAGATCGTGGCGTTAAGAAACGCGATGACCTTTGGGTACTTAACGGAACTAACGCAGTGGCCGTGTTAGTCGAAATGGCATTCATCGATAATGACGACGATTTGGAAATGCTAAATAACGACTTAGACACTATCGTACGTGCTATCGCTAGGGGGATAACAGACTACATAGGAGGTATGTAATGTATGAGAAAATCAAGACTACACTTACTAGCTATCCTAGGTCTTATTATGTTATCGGTGCTATTGTGTTCCTATCCGTCTTTTGCCTCTGGTATATCTTCCACGGCCCAAGCGGAGCAGACTATAATCGTACCATTAACGCAGTGGAACGAATTGAAAACCAACAACGAGAAAGCGTTGAGCTTAATCGAAGTGTCCAACGTTCCATTGACAGAAGCACAGACCTTAGTCATGAAGCAAAGGGAAGAATTGAACGAAGCACACAATACAATCACGAAATTGGAGAACGAATTACAAACAGCCAAGGTGGACTTGCTGAAGCAAGAAGTTACCTTGAACGAAATGCGGAGCTCTTTAGACGAATTGAAGAACAAAGTCGAGAACGACAAGAAAACTATCAAACGTCTACGGATGCAACGCAACCTATCCCAGGTAGTGGGAGCAGGAGCGATAATCGGAATATCAATTCGACGATGAAATAGAGGTGATCCAATTATCTCCTGAGCATGAGCAGGTGGACTCATGTGAACATGTTCCAAAATGGAACACGTTGCCATAAATTTTTATGTAAGATAGTAGGATGTTTGACCAAATTTATATAATAGTATATATTATATAAATCGTTAAAACT